CTCAGGCTCTGGGGATGGGACATCCTCGGGTTCTGGGGATGGAACATCTTCAGGCTCTGGGAGTGGAACATCTTCGGGTTCTGGGGATGGAACATCTTCAGGCTCTGGGGACGGAACATCCTCAGGTTCTGGGAGTGGGACATCTTCAGGCTCTGAAGATGGAGACCCATCTATAGTCAATCTTCCACACTCTTCAGGTCAATAAACATAAGACCCGTTCAAGATACCATATGCTGTGTATAGCCATTTATTCTCTCTAATCGTAATTCTAAGGAGGTAGAAGCACGATATGCAAATAAGCCGCGAGTTGATTGTCCTAGTTGCTATCGTTCTTGTTGCGGCACTGGAAACACTTGCAATTCTTAAAGGAATTGATGGCAAGGCTTTCGCAATTGCCCTTGCCATCATAGGCTTGTTAACCCCTTCGCCCATCTATACCCTTAAACTCTTCAAATTCCTTGAAATTCACAAAGGGGGTGAAAGTGGTGCCTCTGTATCGGACAGACCCAGTAAAGACAAGTCTGTTTCCGACAGATAGGGCAGAAAGAGACCCCATCACAGGAATGGCGGTTTCTATTGGATTTACGCCTATTCGTGGCAAAGGTATTCAAATTCGGGAGGGGATGGGCGAACAATTTAAACCCCTTACTCACGACAGACGCATCCCAGTAACAGATATTCAACAGGGAGAACTTTCAACATTAGACGCTGATACCGTTGACGGCAAACACGCCGCTGATTTTGCACCCGCTTTCCATACTCATCCTTTGACGCATATAACCCAATCTGGAGCGTTAGAAAATCAAGTTCCTAAATGGAATGCAACAAGTTCTGTTTGGCAGCCCGGGTTTGTGGAGTGGAATGAAGTTACAAATAAACCCACAACCTTTCCACCTAGCCCCCACACACATTCACTAAATGACATACAACAAAGTGGCGCACAGGCAAACCAAGTTCTAAAGTGGACTGGCGCCGCGTGGACGCCGGGGAATGTCGCTTGGAATGAGGTTGAAAACAAGCCTACAACCTTTCCCCCAAGCCCACACACCCATTCTTTAGAAGATTTGGAACAAAGTGGAGCAGAGACGAACCAAGTTCCCAAATGGACGGGAACGCGGTGGCAAGCGGGAAATGTTGATTGGGACGAAGTAACCAACAAGCCTGATACTTTCCCACCAGCGCCCCACACCCACGACGCTAACGATATAGCCACAGGACGCCTAAGTGCCTCAAGGCTTCCAACTTCCGATATTGCCAACAGATTTCTTGTTGTCCGAACTGCTAACGCCGATGCTGTGTATGATGTCATTCAGGTAGATGACCTTCCAGAGCATACACATACCCGTTCGCAAATAACAGATTTTGCACACGCAAGTAGCCATGTTTCAGGCGGTAGTGATGCGATAACGGGAAACTTAGATGCAAATGCAAGGGTAAATGTCCAACAAGGTGGAACTTCGGTAGGAACACGCCGCAGTATTAACTTCATAGCAGGAACGAATGTTTCGTTGGATGTTGTGGATGATGAAGCAAACGAGAAGGTTGATGTAACAATCAATGCACAAAACGAGCCGTTTGTGACAGCGACGGCACCGCCACAAGTCATTGCTGCTGGCTTATATGTTGTCTTGGCACGAATAACAGTGCCGACGGCAAAGCCCAACCTAAAAGTCGTCGCCGTTGCGGTCTCGCCTTTTCTGTCGGATGGAGCGACGGAAAATGCTTGGATTGAGTTGTTCAACGAAACGGACAATGTTAGCGTTGCAACTTGGGAGAGCGGAGACGGACCCGTTTACCTTGAACCCAATCAGGTTTTTGACTTGGGTGGAAAGACGATTAGTTTTCGTTTGTCGCACGGAGCATCGGTGGCACAAGAGTGTTGGGGAAGTGTTTCCTTTAAATTGACAACATAAACCCGGTGTGTTATAATTATTCTTCGCTGGGGGTGTTCGTCTTGGGACGACCAATTTCCCGACGCAAACGAACTGCAATAGGAGAAGAAATTCGTAAACTGCTTCGGGAATACAAAAGGACTGGGAAGATGAACACCTCTAGAGCAACCTATAGACCTAAATCTCTGAAGCATGCTCAAAAGATTGCCGCCGCCATTGCCTATGGTAAGCATGGCGTTGGTCGTGCTGGTAGTCGCAAACGCCGCAAGACACATAGGAGGTGAAACTTACAATGCTTCTCCGCAAATTAATGCGTGCTCGTCATGGGGCTTTAGCGAAGGGTGTTCAGAAGGCAGGCGCAGGTGCTGCTCGCAAGGGAGTTAGGATACGAATAACTCGTCGTGCTGGTAGTGCTGGCGGTCGTGGCTCTCGTGCTGCTTTGGCGAAAGGTGTTCAGAGGGCGGTTGGGGCGATTATTAAGTTGCAGCGCAGACAACGGCAAAAGCGGTCTTAGTTAATGAGGTGGCGCTCAATGCGAGTTCCATTCCCTGCTGATGTCACTCTGGACGACTTAGAAAAGGTGGACGAGGTCCTGGAAAAACTGGAGTATTTGTTTATCGCTGCCAATCCATCGCATGCCGCGGAGTTGGTGCGTGCAATTGCCCACTTGCGTCTAACAATTCGGCGTGTTATAAATTCTTATGACAAAATACGGCTTGCGCGCGAGGTGAACCTGTAATGGAACAAATCTTGGGCGAAGGCGTGGAGCGACAAAGCGCGGAAGATTGGATGCGTGAACTATTCGGCTATTCTGAACAGGAAGAAAATAAACCCGCCGAACAAGCACAACAGCCTTCTGAAAAAGAAGAGGCGGAAGTGAATTTAGAAGAAGAAGTAAGCGCTTTGCGCGCTCAGTTGGCGCTAATGCAACTTAATGCCATCGTAGAGCGCGTAAAGGCAGAATTCTATTCGGAAAATCCACATCTTAAGGACTATGCAGACATTATTGAAAAATTGGCGTCCGTTCGCATCCAAGAAATCTTTGCGAGCGGAAAACAACTGGATAGTTGGGAGAAAGTTCCCGCATTCATCAAGGGTGTCTTGAATGAAGTTGGGAAGAATTTAGAGGAGCGGTTGGGTTTAGGCAAGAAAACAACGGCATCTGGGTTGGTGGGAATTCCCCCTGCTGGGGGAGTTCAGGCGGGAGCGGGCACGGAAGAAGACGAGTATTCCAAGTATCCCGGCGTTGAAGCACCTTTGGGAAGAAATATGTCGGTTCGTGTCATTTCGGAGGAAGACTTGTGGAAGTGGCGTAGGGATGCTGCAAGGCGATATGTTGAAGAGAGGTTGAAAGAATTGAAGAAGCGACAACAGGGGTGGGTAGAGGGTTATCGGCGTTGATTTTTTCGTTGACTTTCATTCAAACTCTTTGCTGAGGTGATAGTGTATGCCATCACGAATGGTGCTGTTTCAACCGACATTGGGTGGCTACTTGGTTTTTCCAACTTTGTCCGAGCACCTGCGGCGGGCAACTTACCCGTTGTATGAAATGCGCCAATTTGCTCGCCCTGAATACACAGAGGCTCGGACGGGCGAAATTCACTACTTTAACCGAGTTGGACGAGTAACGACGCTGGTTAATCCCATCGGCGAGCAGGAGCAGGGCGTTCCTTTGCCCGTGCCCACCATCAGCCGAGGGAGCGTTACCGTCCAAGACTTTCTTGCCTTCGTGGAGTATACCGAGCGGCTTGAGCGCTTTGCGGAATGGGATGTTCAAGAATTTCTGACCGAGACGCTCAAGTTCAACATGGCACACAACCTTGACTTTCAAGTTGCCAAAGTCCTGAAAGAGACGCCTGTCAAAGCAGTTCCATCCTCGGCAACCTCAACGGTTTTTGTAACGAGCGGCACGCCTCCACCGGCTGGTTTTGCTGGTTTTAGGTCTGCCCACTTAAAGGACATTGCCGACTATTTCCGACTGACGCTTCAAGTTCCGCCTTATGACGGAACGAATTATGTTGGTATTCTTCACGGCGCTGCTATTCGTTCCCTTTATGACGAAGTGACCGAGGCGTTCATGAAATATACTAGCCCTGATGTCTTCTTCCGCTCCGAAGTTGGCAGTTGGTATAATGTCCGATTGGTTCAGACCAACAATGCGGACGCCCTCAGTGCCGCTGCTGGAACCGGTGTCAACAAAGTTCCCGAAGGTATCTTTCTTGCGGCGGACCCCATCATTGAAGTCATCAGCGTTCCCGAAGAAATTCGCACGGAGGCTGTTGCTAACACCTTTGGCCGGATTAAACGAATTGGTTGGTTCTTTAGCGGCGCTTGGGCACTCACTTGGGATACTCCTAATCCCGGCGAGTGTCGTGTAATTCACTTTACTTCTGGTTAATGAAGGAGGGTTGCCGATATGTTAGGTGATGTCTTTGAAGCACCCCGGCAGGTTGTCGTGTTGGGCGCGGATGTTAACACCGCAAACAACCTGATTGCCACCATCCCATCCGCCCACATCTTGAATGCTAACCTTTCGGGTGATGTTGCAGCGCCAGTTGTTCTTGGTGTTTCCTATGTTGCTCGTGGCGCCAACTGGGCACAGGATGTTGAGTTAACTCTGACGGAAAAGAAACAAGACGGTAATACTGTTAAATCCGTGGTGGTTGTCCTGCCTGCAAAGGATGTTGGTCAAGGCGGCATGGTTCAACTTGTTCCAGAGTTCCAAGCAGCCCCGGGGAACTTCATTGAGGTTGTTGTTACTACGACTGCAAACGCTGTTGGTGCAACTGGCGACATTGCAATTAACTACATTATGAGCGTTGAGTTGTTGCCATTGCAACGACAAGTAGTTAGCACCGAAAATGTCTAATCATAACGCACTTGGTTGATGCTGCTTGGGGAAGCGTGGGCGGGTTTTATCCGTCCACGCTCCCCAGCATCCGAGGTGACAGGAAGTGCCGTTTCATCCCAAAGAGCCTTATAATGTCCACATGGCGCCACACCACCCACCGATTTACGAACAAGGCGGACATTTCTTCTATCCAGACGGATGTGAAGTTCCTTTAGAGGTTGCAAAGCGGCTGCTTGACTACAATCCAGAACTGTGTAAGCGATGGGGAATTCCCGTGAATTATACCAAATGGGTTTGGATGGAAGAAGTTGAGGCGTGGGATGACAAAAGGATTAAAGACAGGTTGCAACATCGCTTCTTTGACGCCAAAATTTTGCGAGGTGAATTATGATGTTGGGCAGGCTGTTGGATGTGCTTTCGGTCGCTCTTGAACTTAACAAATTCCGAAAGTTTCTACAACAGGAAGCACGAGAATTAGCGAATGCGTTGAAAAACAAGACCGTTGAAGAAATTGAAAATCGTTTCGTTGAAAAACCAATTCCCGTTGGTAGAACGCAACTTGGGCAACTAGTCTTGTTCGTCAGTCCGAGCAATCAAAAGCCCGCGCCACTAATGTTTCATTTGACTTCGCTTAAAGTGCAGAACAAGCGATACATCATCTGGGGCGGTGTCTTGGATGCCCGGTCTTAATTGGCGTGAAATTTTGAGTGTCGTTGGTGTTTTTGTCTTTGTCATGACTGCGTTTATTCTTGCCGACATGTATGCATGGGCGGCATTTATAGGAGGTGTCTTGTTATGGCTCGGCGTAGTGGAACTATGGGCTTATCAGACGCTCCACAAGACATTATCGCAGATGTTCTGGGAGAAGAAGCGAGAGCACAGGGAAGTGTGGGCAGTCCTAATGCTGGTTCTGACGCTGGCGATGGTTCTCCTGCTCCATCACCTGTCTCGGTAAATGTTGTGATGGATGAGGATGGTGTAGTAACTCTACCCGCCGGCTCAAAAGAAATTTACCGCCTGGATTTCATGACGCCCTCGGGTATGCTAAGGATGACCAAAAGTCTGCTTCCCACAGGAGAGGAAATTTGGCACTTCAGTATCTGGAATAACCCCATCACCGCCAAGCAAGCAGCGCAAATTCTGAAAGAATACGGATTAGTTCCCTTGGTTCCTAAGGATGCTTTGCCCTACTT